GAACACGCCCCACGTTGTAATCGCTGTATAGTCAGCACTCTCTTTTTTAGAAAACGCAGTATCGTATGACTGTAAGATATACTCGAGACGGGGAACATTTTCTTCTTCCCACGGCTGCCACCAATCTCTTTTTATCATGGCAACTTCTTCGGACGTAGGATTTTGCTGCCACTGTGCGTTCCATTTGCTTGGAGACAGAGATGCTTTTACAGATAGAAGCTCGTCTTTCTCCCAAAATTCAGGCCACAATGGGTTCCCAGACGGCATAATTGCTGGAAATTCAACCACCTCCCACTGGTCAGACAAGGTATCTTTACCCTGATCCGCCAGTAACCTCCCCGTTAAATCCTTCTTTGACCACCGTGTCTGCACAATAATGATCGATCCCCCCGGCTGTAATCGCTGGCGGGGACCCGACGTATACCACTCATACGTCATGTCATACGCAGTAGAAGATAAAGCGTCCTGTTCCGAGTGCGGGTCATCAATAATTAGCAAATCTGCACCACGACCTGTCATCGCCGCGCCAACACCCGCAGCAAAGTACTCGCCTTTTACGCTTGTTTCCCAACGTCCAGCAGCCTGACTGTCTTGCTTCAGATCTGTTTCGGGAAAAATTTCGGTGTAAACAGGGTCGGCAATGAGGTCACGCACTTTTCTACCAAAGCGGGTAGCTAGTTCCGTGTTCATCGTTGCCTGAATAATTTTGAGTCTAGGGTTTCTTCCAAGAAACCATGCGGGCATGAGATACGAAGCAAGCTCAGACTTAGAGTGACGAGGCGGCATGTTTATAATAAGCCGCTTCAGCTTGCCCTGTGCAACACGTTCTAATTTTTCTGCGATGATACGGTGGTGGCGACCTTCAATAAAGTTGTCATACACATGATGAGCAAAACTCATGAAGTTGTTTTTGGCTTTGTCGCGGCGTTCAAGGTTCCTTAAAGTGTCCTCCAACGCCAGTTTTTGTCGTAACACCTCGTCCGGTACAGCAGCATATTTGTCCATGGGCCGAATGATATTATGTGCAAATGAATTTATCAACCCAACATAGTACTAACGTACTCGCTTCGCTCGTACTCTTTTTAGGGGGGACCCCCTCGCTAGATGCAAGACGCAAAACGCTCGAGGCTACAAGTAACCCCGAGCGCGGGCGCGGCTGTCTCACCAGTACCGCACCATGGACGGGCCGACTAGAGGACGGCCCGCCCTGTTCTTATTTAGAAGGTCGTCGGCTTGTTCTTATTTTCCATGCAGAACAAACGCAACGTGCCGTCGTGCATCCGGCGTTGGTGGAGTTTCACTCCACGGATGCGACCTGCCGCAATGACAGTGTTTGATTTATAGACGTTCTCATCTAGCACAAAGCTATCGCTTACATCCATATTAACCAACGTGTCATATTGTGCGCGACGCGCTGACTTACCTGAACGTGGCATTGCCACACCTTTTTCGATTACAAACATGTTTGATACTCCTCTAGTTTGTATTGGGGAAGCTGTTTCAATTGTCTCGACTATTTCCCCAAGATAGTCGGGAGGTGGTAGAACGCGGCTCACGCCGCGTCCTCAACTTTTACGCTTTTCTGGAAATATCCTTTGCGGGTGCATTCGGATATCCATCCCCATGTCAGCGTTACTCGCACGTCGCCGTCGGTGAGAGTGTCGGCCTCACCATCAGCAGGATTGGCGAACCATTCGGGTGCTTGCTCAAACAAGTATTGCTTGCACTCGCGTTCCTCTGTTTGAAGGATTTTGATTTGCGCCCGTAGCTCCTCGAGCCGTTGTGCTGTTTCTTGTATAGACATTTTGTCTTCCTCTAGTAACCATGGCGTGATTGCCATGTGACTAATATGGGCTTTCCCCATGGATAAGTCAATACCCAATGGGTAAAAAAAATAATTTTTTTTCGTGTCGGAAGTGTTGACTTATCCATTAGAATAGTATCTAATCGAAATGTTTCATCCATTAACTAGAGGAGACAGATATGGGAATGGACGTATACGGGTTAAACCCGAACTTAAAGAGCAAGCGACCTGACATTGACTGGTCGGTTGCAACCAAAGAAGAGCAAAGAGAATATTTCGACACGCTCGACCAATGGCACGCTGACAATCGTGGCGCATACTTCCGCAACAACGTATGGTGGTGGCATCCGCTTTGGACGTATGTTTGTCATATATGTGATGACATGCTGTCGGAAGAAACCAAAAATCTCGGTCACTCGAACGACGGGCATCAGATAGACGACGGGACAGCAACCGACATTGCTAACCGACTGCTGTCTGAAATAGAAGCGGGTAAGACTGAGGCATACGCAACAGCGTATGAAGCAGAGCGCAGTCAATTAGACGACGATGATTTTGATAAAAGTTATCCTTTCAGCACAGACAACGTGAAAGAATTTGAAATCTTTTGCCGCTTGTCTGGTGGTTTCGAGATTTGCTGATGAATAAAAAACTACAAATAGCGTATGACATGTTGCACCAGATACAATGCTTACCTTGTGAACATGCAGACATAACCGAAGTAGACGGGTATGAGACTGATACAACCCTCCTGCAACGTGCAACAATGCTTGTTAAATTGTTAGAGGGAAACGTGAAACCAAAAATAGATATTAGAACGAGGTCGCAAATATTGGGTGGGGGTTTTTGATTTTTTACCCCACTCTTTCCCGGGGAGAATGGGCGAGCCTGATCAGCTCGCCCATTTTTTTACCCGGCTGCCCGGGCGGATCTGCTGGGACCGCTACCCGGGGATCAGGCGCAAGGCGCAGGGCGGGGCTAGGCGCAAGGCGCAAGAAAGTGTTTGACATATCCATTGGAATAGTGTCTACTGAAGATGCTTAACCAAAGAGGAGATTTAAAATGGATAAAGCAATTTTGATAGACCCATTCAATAAGGTTATTGAGGAGGTCAACTACGACTACGGCGGAAGCTATACCCAAATTACTGAGTATATCGCAACGCCGGAAGCACCCCGCCCGATGTTCTGCACAGTCAATATCGATGACGAGAACACCATCTATCTAGATGACGAAGGTTTATACAGGGACACTCAAGCTTACTTTCAGTGGGAAGGATATCACCAACCACTACAGGGACGCGGTCTGATACTGGGAATTGATTACGAAACAGGTGAATCAGTTCCGCCCACAATCACCATCGAAAAGGTGAAAGAAGCCGTATCTTTCCGAGGCGACAAGCTTAGAGTAATGCCGCAGTTCGAGGTGCGTTCTTTCAGTGATGACGAGTTCGATGAATTTTTGCAATCCCTCTAGGGTGAAGCAGGACGGGGCGGTCTTCGGATCGCCCCGTTTTTTTGTGCCCGGCTGCCGGGATCTTCGCCCCGGGCGGATCGGATCAGACGCAAGGCGCAAGGCTGCCCAAGGCGCAGGGGTTGACATATCCCATGTTATGTGGGATAATATAAGGATTAACCAAAGAGGAGATTAAAAAATGACTGAGAAAACCAGAACACTTTGTTTTCACGCTGACCCCGGACACGGGTGGCTCGCTGTTCCTATCGATGAGATACGGGAAGCCAAGCTGTCGATTAGCGGCTACAGCTACATCAACCGAAAAGAAGGCTGTGCATATCTAGAAGAAGATTGTGATGCCATGGTCTTCATCAACCATCTGAAGAAGAACAACGTGCAGTTCACAATGAGCGAGCTACACATAGACGACGACCACCCCATCCGGAGCTACGAACACTGGCCCGAGGAATGGAACCCGAAGTCGGACGTACAGCAATGGTTCGATGACCACGTTGAAGTTATACAAATTGGCTGACGTTAATTACCAGCAGTATGCAAAAGATATCGCGGAGGAAATTCTTCTGAATATCAAACCTGATGACGACCCGGAAGACCGGGTAAACGACCTGTCTCATGAATACGCCGACGGCAGCGAACATGTCATTTATTATTACAAAGCGCACCAGTTCTTAGAGTGGCTGGACGCTAGAACAATTGACTATATCGAAGATGAGATGGGAGCCGGGGAAAGTTTCGTTAAATACAACGACCTCGCTTCCCAAATCGCATACTACGCATTACGCGATATGATTTCTTCTGAAGCTCTAACCTTACTCCAAGACAGTGAATCTTGAACCGAGTCCGGTAGCCAGTGACGGCTGCCGGGCCTTCGGTCCCGGGGACGGCTGCTGGGAATTAGTCGCAAGGCGCAAGGCGCAGGGCTGCTACCCGGCGGACCGGGGATCCGGAGCTCCCGGCTGCGGGATCGAGGCGCAAGGCGCAGGTCAGTCGCAAGGCGCAGGGCTGCCGGGGGCCCGGGCTGCCCGGTCAAACATGAACAAGACGCAAGACGCAAGGTCAGTCCCCTGCCAAAGTGCTGGAAACTTTAACCCTTTTTCGTTAAGATTGACCGCATCTCCCCCGTCAAATAAAAATAGACAAGGCGGCTTGCCCCGTGAAACCAAGAAGAAGGAGATGCCACCAGCCCTAGAATACTGCATATTCCAAGCAATCTGCGAGGGGCGTATGGAAACAGTGTCACCTTTTGTACACTTTAACTCGCAAAATAGAACTCGCCCTAAATGCGCCATCAAACTGTCAGGGACACCACTACCAGCGCGATTCTCAATCCTTGTGAGATGCGTCCCCTTGGGCACTGCGGTCTTCAATCTGAGCCACAGATTCCGTTCCGGTGTTGGCATCAAGTATCTCCTCATACTCTGCTTCAATGAAGGCGGCGGGGTGTTCGTCACGAAGCTTGCCAAGTTGGGCAATGATTTCATCTCGGCTGAGTTGGTCGTACGAATGAACGTGTTGGTTCTCTCGTCGGTCAACAGTCAGTCCACCCAAGCTGGCACGAATTTTTTCAGCGTTGATTGCGGCGGAAAACTGCCCCTCGGATTCAGCATTGTGCGACAAGTCGGACAATCGTTTGAGTTGTCCTATCAACGTCACGCCATACTTGCGTTCCCGTTCTTGACGAAGCTCGGCAATGTGTTGAGGAACAAGCGGGAAGTCTTTCCCGTTCAAAAGTTTGTGGGCATATTTGACTGCAACCTTTTGGCTGTACCCTGCCCGTCTCGCGCATTCAGCATTGCTGTACACACCATCAACAATCAGCTTGGCAAATTCTTTCTGGCGATTGGTCAGCAGACATGCTTTTTCTTCCGTTTCAGGTTCCATGTTTTATATGCTTTCTGGTATTTACAGGATGGTTTCTGTACTTTCTTGC